ATCGTGTCCCGTATCCACAGGCTGAGGTGTGAAGGCAGATGACGACCATGAAGCCATGCCCGAAGTGCCATTCGACCGAACACCTGCACATCGAGACAATCGATGATAACTTGACCGCCAGCCGGTCCGTCAAAGTAGGGTGTATGGAGTGCCACACCTTCGCGCAGATCGATTATGCGTTCACAGGTTCGTTTGCCGACGAGCGCAGGCCTGACGACGTGCAGTCGACACGCGAGGGCATCGAGCGATGGAACGGGCATTGCGACGACTGGGAAGGGATATTCAACCATGAGTGAGAGAACATGCGCCACATGCGCCGACTGCAACGGCAGTGTCTGCACAGTCGACGGTTTCACCATGGGGAGTTCCGAAGCCGCCTGCGAACACTACCGTGCGAAGCGGGTCGGCGGAGGGAAGGCGGATATGGGTATTCGATGCCCCAACTGCGGTGAGCAGATCGATTTCCATGCCGGGCATATCGACAACGGCCGTGTGTTCGTCTGCGAGAAGGGCAAGCCGCTCATGCGTGAGGTCAGATATTACTGCCGGCACTGCGATTCGACCGTCATTTTCCTCAAGAAATGCGAACCGAAAGGGGTTGACCATGACTGAGTACGAGCCTGCAAGCGGCTACAACATGCCTTCTGGGTGTTTCGACGACGACATCGACCGCGAGTTCGGCGGGGAACGCCGTTACTGCAGTGAGTGCAAGCACTGTATTGAATCGGACGAACTCGACTGCTGCATTTGCGCGCCCAAGCTCGCCGATGCGGTCGCGAAGCTCAAGGGCACGCAGCGCTGGTCGCCGAAATACATCCTCGCGGCGGTCGAGGACGCGTTCATATACGAAGACGACTGCTGCGCCGGTTTCGAGGAGTGACGATTGCCGTAAGTGGGAGGAGGAATAATGACTGACTATGAGCGTCGCCGATCGGTCGCTGACGCCGTACGCCGCGAAGTAGCGTATCGCCCAAGCTGCACGATGTCCGAATGGTGGTGCAGGCTGCATGAAACGGTAACTGGAGTCGACGATTACCCTGACCCGAGGGAGACGCTTTCGGCATTGGCGGATTTAATCGAACCGGAACCGGAGCGCACGTGCCAAATGATCGACAACGGTGCCGAGCTCTGCTGCTCTGAGTGCGATTGCAGACACCCCTACGATGACGAGCCCAAGTTTTGTATGGGCTGTGGCGCAAGGGTAGTGGAGTAGATGTAAAAACATGCCTAGAAACGATTCTAGCATACGTAGAAGGCCCTATTTTGCCCAGGCACGTATGCTTGTAGGGCCCCGAGGCAGATATTCGCCTCGGGGCATTTTTTGTGCCTCGGGGTTGAAAGTGGCACGTTTCGATAAATTAGCATGGTTGACAGGTAGTAAACGGCAAAACGCGAGGTAAATAGATGTGTGGCGGCGCATGGTGCAAGTTACTGTCACACTACCTGTCACACTGTTTTTGGGCCAGTGTGACAGGTAGTAGGCGTCAAAACGCGACGTAGATAAATTGTTAGGTACCTAAGTGTCACACTGGCAAACAGCAGGCCCCCCCTATATTATATATTTTCTATAGGTATATCTAATATTTGATATACATATATATTTTCAAAATATAGGGGTATAGGGGAGCGTGTCAGTGTGACAGTGTGACAGGTAGTTGCAAATACATGCGTCTACATCGCGTTTTGTTGAGACTACCTGTCACACGGTGCAGATAAATCGAAAAAAGCGGTGTGACACAGGTGTGACAGCAGTGTGACAGGCAGTCGAGGGCGTATATGTTCACCTCGGTGAACATGTGAGGGCGTTTCGATTTTGCGAGGTGGGTATATACAATATACCCACTCAAATAAATCGAAAGGCTCCCGAACACCCAACTGTGCATACCGCATATATACAGTATATACAGTATGCACAGCCGAGCAGTCATTTGAATGGTCTAGCCCGGTGTCGTAAAATATATTCCGATAGACGAGGAGGGATATTTTTGCCTTACATCAAATTCAACAACGCGGTACAGCGCAAGCGATATTGGCTCGGCGAAGACGGAATCGAGCTGATCAACGATTGGAGGCGCCGAGGGCTGTCGGTGAAGGCGATCGCCGAGGACAAGATCGGTATCGCGCATACCACGCTCACGAAATGGCGCCAGCAGTCGCCCGAGCTGGACAAGGCGCTCACTATCACGGAGGACCTCGTAGACGGGCAGGTCGAGGGCGCACTGCTCAGGCGTGCATTGGGGTATGACTATTTCGAAGAGACATGGGCGCTCGACCCCGACACAGGTAGGGAAGTATTGACAAGGAAGGTCAAGAAGCATGTGCCGGCAGATGTGAAGGCCATCGCGATGTGGCTGTTCAACCGACGTGGTGACGCATGGCGCTCGATGCAGCCCCAGCTACCTGCCGACGACGGCGACATCATCGACGTGAAGAACGTGCTCGTGCAGATCGAGGAGGCGGCAGATGGAGATAAGGCTGACGCGTAAGCAGGCTGAATACGTGCGCGAGGCGCACCACCGCTGGAACCTCGCCACGGGCGCGGTGCGTTCCGGTAAGAGCCATCTGGCAGTGCAATACACGATTCCCGACCGCTTGATCAAACTGCGCGGCAAGAAGGGCCTTGCGTTGATCTTAGGCGCCACGAAGGAGAACATCGAGCGCAACGTCTTGACGCCGATGCGTGACATGTGGGGCGATAAGTTCGTAGGCGACATCAACGCCCGTAACTGGTGTGAGATCTTCGGCGAGCGCGTGTACTGCATCGGCGCCGAGAACGCAGGCCAGGTATCGAAACTCCGCGGCTCCGAGATCAAGTTCGCATATTGCGACGAGATCTGCGACATCCACCCCGACGTGTTCGAGATGCTCAAGAGCCGCCTCTCCCTGCCGTACAGCGAATGCCACGGTGCGTGCAACCCCGCAGGGCCGACGCATTGGCTCAAGCAGTTCATCGACAAGGGCGAGGCAGACCCCGGTATCGATATGTTCGTGCAGCGGTACACGATCGACGACAACCCGTTCCTACCTCCGGCCTATGTCGCGGGCCTCAAGGCGGAGTACCGCGGCACCGTGTACTACGACCGGTACATCAGGGGCCTGTGGGCGAAAGCCGAAGGCCTCGTGTACCCGAATTGGAAGGGCGCACAGGAGCCGACATGGTCGCCTGCGAAGCCTGAGGACGTACGCGGCTACTGCGTGAGCGTAGATTACGGAACGCAGAACCCGTTCCATGCCATCAAGTGGATGCTCGACCCTGCCGGTACATGGCATGCGGTCGGCGAGTACCGCTATTCAGGTCGTGAGGAAGGCAGGCAGAAGACAGACCCCGACTATGTCGATGATTTGGTCGTGTTCACGAATGATGCACCCGAGGACGCAGAAGTCGAGATCATCGTCGACCCCAGCGCATCGTCGTTCATCGCGCAGCTGCGGAAGCGCGGTGGGTTCAAGGTGAGAAAGGCCGACAACGATGTCGGGGACGGCGTGCGCGACACTGCATCGGCTATGCAGTTGGGTCAGGTCAAAATCGGCGACACCCTCACAGAATTGGCGCGCGAATTCACCGGCTATGTATGGGATGATAAGGCCGACCAAGACAAGCCTGTCAAGGTCGACGACCACGGCATGGATGCGCTGAGGTATTTCGTGAAGACAAAACGTGTGTACAAGCCGCGTGACATGGTATACGAGTCGCCGTTCACGGGCGGTGCAGACGATGGGCCTAGGAGGTTCAAATTATGAGATGGGACGAGGTACGCGACGACAAGTCGCGCATGCTCACGTACCAGGATTTCGTGGAGGCGGGCGACGCCAACCGCGAGGGCTTCGTACTGGAGGCGATCGAGCGGCATAAGTCGGGCAAGGCGTACCGCATGGCGCGTATGGCCGATGCGTATGACCGTCAGGAGAACACGACGATCAACACCTATGTGCAGAAGGTCTTCGACATCACCGGGTCCAAGCTCGTCGATTTCACCGCGAGCAACAACAAGATCGCAAGCAATTTCTTCCACCGCCTGAACACACAGCGCACGATGTACTCGCTCGGTCAGGGCGTGTCTTTCATCGATGTCGACGAGGTGGGTAAAGAGGACAAGACTAAGGAGAAGCTCGGCAAGCATTTCGACCACGACCTGCGCACGCTCGCGTACGATGCGCTCATCCATGGCGTGTGCTTCGGCTTCTGGAACCTCGACCGCATGTTCGTGTTCCCGCTGACCGAGTTCGTGCCCCTTTGGGACGAATACGACGGCACACTCAAGGCAGGCATCCGCTTCTGGCGTATCGACCAGTCGCGCCCGATGCAGGTCGTGCTCTACGAGGCCGACGGCTACACCCGCTACCAGAGCCGTCAGGATGCGAACGGCTCCACGAGCGAGCGCCTCGAGGCAGTCGAGGAGAAGCGGCCCTATATCGAGAAGACGAGCTATACACCCGCCGACGGGATCGAGCAGGTGATCGGCGGCGAGAACTACTCGGCGTTGCCGGTCGTGCCTATGTGGGGCTCGAAGCTCCACCAGTCGACGCTTGTGGGCATGCGTCAGGCGATCGACAGCTACGACTTGATCCGCAGCGGCTTCGCGAACGACCTCACCGACTGCGCGCAGATCTATTGGCTCGTGTCGAATGCGGGCGGCATGAGTGACAAGGATCTGCAGAAATTCCTCGACCGCCTGAAGATCAACCATGTCGCGCTCGTCGATTCCGACGACGGCGGCAATGCGCAGGCGTATACGCAGGAGATCCCGTACGCCGCACGACAGGCGTACCTCCAGTCGATCCGCGACGGCATCTACGAGGACTTCGGCGCTCTCGACGTGCACACAGTGGCCGCAGGCGCGACCAACGACCACATCGATGCGGCGTACCAGCCTATGGACGAGGAGGCGAGCGATTTCGAGTACCAAGTCTCCGAGTTCGTGCAGCAGCTGCTTGCCATCATGGGTATCGATGATGCGCCCGTGTTCAAGCGCACCCGCATCAGCAACCAGAAAGAACAGGTCGACATGGTCATGAGCGAGGCACAGTACCTCGACCGCGAGACGATCTTGCGCAAGCTGCCGAACATCTCGCCCAGCGAGGTGCCGGCGATCAAAGAACGCCTCGACGCCGAAAACGAGGAGCGCATGGGCGTGCTGGTGAACACCACTGCACCTGCCGGCGATGATGACGATGACGATGACGGCATGCTTTAGTGTTTAAGGTGGTCCTACCGTGAAGATCTATTCAGTTGACGAGATTCCTATCATTAAAGATGGGTTTCTGTTTAAGTATGTGTCGAGCGCGGGCGATGTATCAGGGGGATTCGCGTCGCCCGATGCGGCAATTGACTATGCACTGAAGTTCGGCGGATACGAACTTGTGTCCGATGCAGCAGAAGAGCCTACCACCGCCGCCAAGATAAAACCTCCAGCCGTTACCAAGACGGAGCCGCCTACTGTTACTAAGGCAGAATCGACTGCCGTAACCAAGACACAATACTTCGATGGCTTCCAGATCGACACGTATTCAGACGGCACCTATGGCTACATGACCGATGGCGGCAAGCATAAAGAGGGCTATAAGTCGAAAGACGGCTGCAAGAAGGCAGCCACCAAGCTCGCCGCCACAGAGCTGAAAGGCCCGCAGGTCCTGAAGAGTGAAGACAAAGGCGGATATGTCGTCAACACATTCACTGACGGTACTTACGGCTACCTGATGCCTGACGGTACTTTCAAGAACGGCTACAAGTCGAAAGACGGTGCAGGTAAGGCCGGTAAGAAGCTCGCGGTGAAGGCAGCGAAGGCGCAGGATGACACACAGGCCAAACTGCTCGAGAAGCAGGCACAGGAGCTGCAGGAGAAGTTGCAGCTCACCTACGCCGATGCAATCGACGGCATGACGGCACGTATCGAAGCCTCGCTCAAGCAGTTCGCGGCCGATGATGCCAAATGGCAAGCCGATGTCGCAGCCGGCAAGAAGGACGCGAAGGCGTACAAAGCATGGCGTAAGGACCAGGCGTTGCACAACGACCAACTCAAGGCACTCAAGAAGGCATTGGCACAGGACCTCACCGCTGCCGACAAGATGGCGATGGCTTACGTCAACCAAGCGCCGGCAGGCATGTATGCGGAAGGCATGAACTTCGCGACATATGAGATCGAGCATGGCGCGAAGGCGAACACGTCTTTCACGCTGTACGACAAGAACACCGTCATGGAGCTCGTCGCGAACGAGCCCGACCTGCTCCCGCAAGCTGCATTCGACAAGGCGAAAGATTCTGCTTGGAACAGCCGACATGTCACGTCTGCGGTGACGCAGGCGGTGCTGCAGGGCCAGACGGTCCCACAGCTCGCCGCATCGATCGCCGGTATCGCCGCCATGGACCGGCGTGCCGCGATGAAGGCGGCGCGCACCGCCATCACGAGTGCGCACTCGCTCGGCAAACTCAAGGGATACGAGCGTGCTGCCGATATGGGTATCGATGTCAAAAAGCAATGGCTCGCGGCGCTCGACTCGCGCACACGCGGCAGCCACCGCCACCTAGACGGCGAGGTAGTCAAACTCGATGCTGAGTTCAGCAACGGGCTGAAGTACCCAGGTGACCCGGATGGACCTGCCTCTGAGGTCTACAATTGCCGCTGCACGCTTGTGCCCGTTATCGGCGATGTGGAGTACGACGAGGTCGAGCGTGCCGACAAGCTCGGCAAAATGAGCTATGAGGAATGGAAAGCCGAGAAGCTGACTAAAGAGCAGAAGCTCGCCAACGCACTCGACAGCCAGCTGAAGGATGTCGATAACGAGATCGACGTATTAAAAGAGCTCATGAAGAGTTCCGATAAGACGTATTCTGGCATTTGGAAAGACCCCGTGACACTCGCCGATTGGGATGCGAAGAAAGACGCGATCCCAAAGAAACTCGAGTATTTTGAAGAGCAAGCCGCAAAGGCCATGGATGCCGGCGACGATGCAGCGTCGGTGAAGTGGCAGACGCTCATCGACGATATCGAAGATTTCAACCGGCAAGGCCGAGTATACAAGGCGCATGTCGACAATATGTCGGCATTGAGGCTCAAGCGGCAGTCGATCCACAAGCAGATGGTCGACTTAGGTCTCATCGAAGATTCGGCTTATAGCGAAGAGCGCAAGGCGAACGCCTTGAGGTTCACTTCGTCGGCTGAGGCAGATAAGCATTTCCGTGGTGTATGCGGTAAGGTCTGGCGTGAAGCCACCGAGTCACAACGCGACGGCATTTACGGCTATACGCAGAGCTCGGGTGCTTGGAACCGTCCGTTGTCCGGTTTCCAGAAGCCGTGGTCGCAGGGTGGTTCAGGCTGGGAGAAGAAGTTCTACAAAGGTGTCGGCAACGTGTGGATCGACTTCGAGGGCAAGGGCTCTAAGATCCGCAGCATGACTGAGATCATTGAGAAATCATCGTATGACCATGACGCATGGCTCGTACGTGGATGCGATTACGACGCCATGGAGTCGTTCTTCGGCATAGATGCATCGGAGTTGTATTCTATGGACACCGATGAGCTCAAATCGCTTGTCGGCATGTCAAACCGCATCCAGTCGTTCGTGTCGACCGGTACGGCGAAGGGTAAGGGTTTCAGCGGCAAGCCTGTCGCAATGGAGATCTATTGCCCAGCCGGGTCTGAGATGATGTACGCGGAGCCATTTTCAGCGTTCTCTGGCGCCAGCTACAGTGGGCATAGCTGGGATGGCAAGAAGGAGCAACACAGTTTCGGCCACGAGTCGGAGATGATCTTGCAGCGTGGCGGTTACTACACAGCGACCGATGTATACAAAGGCGACGACGGCAAGATGCATGTCGTGCTTGAGTTGCACCCCGAGCAGGGTTACGATAAGTTCCAGCAGGATCCCAAAGAGTGGACCGGCTCGAAGGACAAATACAAGTAAGGAGTACCATGGCCACTGAGAAACAGAAAGTACCCAACCTCGAGCTCGATGACTCGTTTGGCTGCCTGAAGCGTAACCCCCGCAAATGCCGGACCTGTGCGAACGCACACGGCCCGGCGCCGTGGGAGGACTCGCCCGACAAGTCATATTGCATGGCATACGAGCGCCGCCTCGGCAACATCAAGCCCGATGCCGTATATTTCGACGGTGCCGACTGCCCGTTCTATATCGAGGAGGCATGACATGGCCGACGGTGTATCGGTGAAGCAGGACAACACCGAGCAAGTAGTCGACGGCATCGATTCTGCTATCGGCGGCGCGCTCGAGAAGATCGGGCTTTTGGCTGAGAACTATGCGGCCAAGAAATGCCCGGTCGACACTGGCAACCTGCGTGGATCGATCACGTACGAGGTTGATACCGCCGACAACGCCGTGTACATCGGCACTAATGTCGAATATGCGCCGTACGTCGAGCTCGGCACTTCGCGCCAGAAGGCACAGCCTTTCCTGAGGCCCGCGGCTTCCGAACACGGTGCGCAATACCGCCAAGTGCTGAAAAAAGCCCTCGGCGGCAGCAGTTAATCTGGTATTATTTATGTTAAATGCGCGAAGCAATGCGCTATACAGTATGGGGTCGAAGCATGTGCCCCAGAGTCCGAAGGAATGGAGCGAACACCATGGCACTTACCCGCAAGCTGCTTCGATCTATGGGGATCGAAGACGAGAAGATCGACCAAATCATCGACGCACACACCGAGACCGTCAATGCGCTGAAGGACGAGCGCGATGGGCTCAAGGACGCTGCGGACCGACTGAAGAAGGCCGAGGCAGAGCTCGAGGAGCTCAAGGCCGAGCCGGCAGACGGTTACAAAGAGAAGTTCGAGAAGGAGCACGCCGATTTCGAGGCGTTTAAGGCGGATACCGCTAAGGCTGCCGCCGATCGCGAGAAGAAATCGCTGTACCGTAAACTGCTCACCGATGCAGGCGTCGACCCCAAGCGCATGGATGCCGTGATGCGTGTCGCCGACCTATCCGACATCGTGGTCGAGGACGGCGCCATCAAGGACGCCGACAAGGTCACGGAGAAGGTCAAAGGCGAGTGGTCCGATTTTATCCCGGCCACGAACACGAAGCCCGCGAAAGTCGACACTCCGCCTGCCGGTGGTGGCGACGGCGCGGCAGAGCCGAAGTCGCTGGGCGACGCCTTGCGACAGAAGTACACCAAGCAGAACACTGATTAAAGGAGGCAATTATGCCTATCACCCTCGCAGAGGCCAAGGTCGGCATGGCCGACAAGGTCGACCAACAGATCGTCGACATGTTCCGTCGATCCTCCCTGCTCCTCGACCGCCTCACTTTCGACAACGCCATCTCCCCCGGTACCGGCGGCTCCACGCTCGTCTACGGCTACACGCAGCTGAAGACGCCTTCTACTGCCGCCGTCCGTGCGATCAACTCCGAGTACACGGCAAATGAGGCCAAGCGTGAGAAGAAGACCACGCAGGCTATCATCATGGGTGGTGCCTTCGAGGTCGACCGTGTCATCCAAGACACTTCCGGCGCCATCGACGAGCTCGTGTTCCAGGCCGACGAGAAGATTAAGGCCACTGCCAACTTCTTCACGAATTGCGTGATCAACGGCACCGCTACCGGTAATGCTGCACCCGGTAAGACTACCGGCACTTTCGACGGCCTCAAGAAGCTGCTCGCCGGCTCGTCCACCGAGTACACCGCCACCGCGGACCTGTCTACCAGCGAGAACGTCACCGCCAACTACAACCAGTTCCTCGACGAGCTCGACGAGTTCATCTCCGGCCTCGACGGCATGCCCGACATGCTGCTCATGAACCGCAAGATGCTCTCCAAGCTCCGCGGTATCGCCCGCCGTGCCGGTTATTATGAGGTCAGTAAGGATGATTTCGGCCGCGGCGTCGAGATGTATAACGGCATCGCGCTCATGGACGCCGGCGAGTTCTATGACGGCTCTAATACCGTCGACATCGTCGCCGACACCGCTGCCGACGCTAGCGCCTTCGGCACTTCCGACATCTATGCCGTCAAGTTCGGCCTCGATGCATTCCACGGTATTTCCCCGACCGGCACTAAGGTCATCACGTCCTACATGCCCGACCTCACCCTCCCCGGTGCGGTCAAGAAGGGCGAAGTCGAGCTCGTCGCCGGCGTCGCCCTCAAGAACACGCTGAAGGCCGGCCATATGAAGGGCATCATCACCGCGCCGAAGACTGCCTAAGGAGTCGATATGCTGGAGGAGTTGCTCGCAGAGATCCACAATTGGTTCGAATGCGATTACCTCGCAGGTGAGCTTACCGTCATGGACGGCGAGCTCACCCTCCCGCATGGCTTCGTCAAGAAGGGCCAGTACTACCGCATCATCGGTAGTGTGTTCAACGACGGCCTGCACCAGTACCCGGCATCAGACCTCACAGATGAGGTATTCGATGGCGAGGTGTGGGCGCTGGCGGTGCCGAAGGTGATCATTGACACCGCAAATGAAATCGAGGCGTGGTGCAAGGCTAACCCCGATTCTGTGTATACGTCGGAGTCATTCGGCGGGTATTCGTATACGAAGGCCACCGCTTCCGACGGCACGCCGATGCGATGGCAAGACGCATTTCGCCGACGCCTCAATCGTTGGAGGAAGTTGCCATGAGTTTGATCGACGCATTCAAAGAGCCTTGTGTCGTGATGAACAAGGCGAAGGTGTCCGACGGCGAGGGCGGTTTCACGACTGCCTGGCAGGAAGGCGCCGAATTCGATGCGGCTATCGTGAAGGACACGAGCCTCGAGGCGCGAATCGCCGAGAAGGACGGCCTCACGAATACGTATACCGTCACTACGTCGACGAATGCCGTGCTCGAGTTCCACGACGTTTTCAAGCGCAAGTCGGATGGGCAGGTATTCCGCGTCACGTCGAATGGTGACGACAAACGTACGCCGTCCGTCGCATCGTTCGAGTTCGAGCAAGTGAGCGCCGAGGAATGGAGCCTATCATGACGCCTGCAGCTGCGGTCTACGGTTTCATGGCTGGCTTCGGTATCCCGGCCTATGCGGCGACTTCTGTGCCAGATGAAGCGGAGTTCCCATACATTACGTACGAGCTCGCAACCGATGATTTCTGGGGCGGCGAAGTCGCATTGTCTATGGACATCTGGTATCGTGGCGACTCCGAGGCGGAGCCGAACGTGAAAGCGCGTGAAGTCTCAAAGGCACTTATCGGCTGCAAGTGTATCCCATGTGACGGCGGTGGTGTCATACTCAAAAAGGGCTCGCCGTTCTGCCAGAGCATGGGTGACACCGCAGACGATAAGATCAAGCGCCGCCATGTCAATGTGACGGCAGAGTTCATCACCTCGTTTTGAGAGGACAAGTTAAATGGCTAAGTTCACACAGATCCCAACGGATACTTTCAAGAAGCTCCAGCTCAATGCCGGTATCCTCACTACTGAGTTCGACCCGGCGACCGGTGAGCTCACTGCGTCTAATATTATCGGTGCGACGAGCGGAGGCGTGTCGTTCGAGGCCACGCCGTCATTCAGCGATTTCGGCGAGGACATCGACAATTGCCCGAAGAACATGAAAGAGCTCAAGATGCTAGACAGTTGGGAAGCCAAGATGTCCGGCTCGTTCGTGACGATGGACACGAAGGCTGCTGTGTCTGTCATCGGCACCGCTGCCGTCGCGAGCGACGACCAGACCAAGGTCGTACCCCGCAACTCGGTCGACGCCAAAGATTTCAAAAACATCTGGTGGGTCGGCGATTACTCCGATGTCAATGACGACGGTTCGTCTGCCGGCAAGGCAGGTTTCATCGCGATCAAACTCATCAACGCATTGTCGACCGGTGGTTTCAAGATCCAGTCCGGTGACAAGGCGAAGGGCACGTTTGAGTTCGAGTATACGGGCCACTACAGCATTGAGAACATCGACACTGTACCGTTTGAGATCTACATCAAGGCTGGTTCTGCCGATGCGTAAGCATGGCCTGAAGGAGGAAAATAAATGAAACTCAGTAACATCAAGGGTGACCGCGTCCTCGACGTCATCGCCGACATCATCGACCCTATCGCGAACATGGCGCAGGACAAGGACGTCGCTGCGATGTTCAAGCGCGAAGCCGTGCCCGATGGCATGGAGGCACGTGATTTTTTTGCAAAGCGCATGCGCAAGGGCCTGCCTGTTTTGCTCAAAAGCCATAAGGCCGACATCATCGCGATTATGGCGGCGATCGAGGGCGTGACCCCCGAGCAGTATGCGGAGTCGCTCGATTTCCCTAAACTGTTCACAGATGTCATGGAGCTCGTGACTGACGATGCGTTCCTCAATTTTTTATCATCGTCGGAGACGGGGAAGGGCGCAGGTGCGCCTGGCTCTGCCTCGGCGAGTTTCGAGGCCCATTAAGGGCCGACGCGTTCGTCAAGTTCACACTGGCCCGCTATAGGAAAGAACGGGACGAGATGGCGTTTAAAGTGTACGTCACCGACTCCCTATACCTCATGGGCCAGCAGAAGTTTATCGGTCGCCGTTGGTACGACCAAGTCCGGCCCAAGGTATATGAAGACATCGACGCCGCCGCGGTAGTGGCGGACGTTACGAAAAGGGCGGGATTGGTGGTCGTATGAATCTACTCGACCTCGCCGTCAAGATCACATGCGACGACCAGGCATCCGGCGAGGTCGACAAGATCGGCGACGGCATCAAGAACAAACTGGGTGCCGCCGCTAAAGCCGGCGTTGCGGCCGTGGCGGCAGTCGGTACTGCGACGATCGCAATCGGCAAGACCGCACTTGACGCATATTCGAATTACGAGCAGTTGGTCGGCGGTATCGACACCCTGTTCAAAGCCTCGTCCGGCAAGATGCAGCAGTATGCCGCAAATGCATACCAGACGGCCGGTGTCTCCGCCAACCGCTATATGGAGATCTCGACGAGCTTCGCCGCAGCGTTGATCAGCTCACTCGGCGGCAACACTGAGGCCGCAGCCGATATGGCCAACACCGCCATCACGGACATGAGCGACAACGCCAACAAAATGGGTACGTCGCTCGAGGATGTCCAAGAAGCATACATGTCGCTGTCGCGCGGTAATTATGAGATGCTCGACAGCCTGAAACTCGGCTATGGCGGTACTAAATCAGAGTTGGAGCGCCTGCTCTCAGACGCCGAGAAGTTCTCGGCGGCGCAAGGCAAAGTGCGCGATTTCTCGGTCGACTCATATTCCGACATCGTCGAGGCCATTCACATCGTACAAGACGAGATGGGTATCACAGGAACGACGGCAGACGAGGCAGCGAGTACAATCTCCGGCTCTGTCAACATGGCAAAGGCCGCATGGGGGAACTGGCTCACCGGCCTCGGTGACGAGAACGCAGACATGGAAGTCTTGACGGACCAACTCGTCGGATCAGTCGCCATTGCAGGTGATAAAATCATCGAGAGGGCCGGCCAGATCATGGTGACCCTCGGTCAGACGGTCGCAGATTACGCACCGGGTGTCGGCCTCTACCTCAGCAATGCGCTCATCGGCGTCATGCCTGAAGCCGTGCAAGGGCCGATGCGCGATGCCTTCGCGGGTGTCGACGAAGTCGTCGGCAAACTCGAAAGCGTATTCAACGACAATTTGAAGCCTGCGGCAGATGCCGCAGACAGCGTTTTCAGTGCGATCAGCTCTGGTGTCAAGACTTTCGGCGATTCCGTCAATGACTTGGTACTCCCTGCTATCGACCAGCTGTCACCGGCCTTCGAAGATTTCTTCGGAGCGATCCAGGCAGCGCAGCCCCTGCTCGAGTTTATCGCGAACATCATCGGCGTCGGGCTCGCGGCGGCGATCAGTACGGCCATCAAGCTGTTTGCGGCCATTACAGAAGTCGTCGCGTTTGTGATCACGGGTTTCGCGCAACTGTATGAGGACATCTCGGGGTTCGTGATCGGTGTCGTGCAATTCTTCACTGTCGACCTGCCGAACGCAATCAACGCGTTGGTGCAATGGTTTGCGCAGTTGCCGGGTAACATCGCCGCGTTCCTGTCGATGGTCATAACAAGTGTCGTTGCGTGGGTCGCCAACATGGCCGCGAACGCGGTAAACGCCGGTTCGCGATTCATTTCTGGAATTGCCGGGTTCCTGTCGGCCTTGCCGGGCAATGTAGCGTCATGGCTCACTGGCGTCATCTCGACCGTCATCGGCTGGGTGTCGCAGTTCGCGAGCAATGCTACGAGCGCAGCTACGCAGTTCGCGAGCAACCTTATCGACGGCCTCGCATCTATACCCGGTAAAGTGACATCGATCGGCTCGAACATCATTCAGGGCCTCGTCAACGGCGTTACGGGTGCTGCCGGCAAGTTGATCAAGGCCGTTAAGGGTGCTGTCGGCGATGCCATCGAAGGCGCAAAAAACCTGCTTGGCATCCACTCCCCGTCGCGTGTGTTCCGCGAGATCGGTCAATACACCATGCAAGGCGCAGCGCTCGGTGTCGACGATGATGCAGACTTGCTGTCGAAGTCTACAGATAACGCGATGCGCGGTATGATTTCAACGGCACAAGATATCGCCGTGCCCGCCGCCAGCAGCACGGCCGGCGGCGAATCGGCCGTTATCAGCTGGTTGGCCGAGAACCTGCCATCCATCATTGCTGAGTTCACGCCTGTTATGGGCGAATCGGAGTTCGGGCGCAAGGCGAGAAAGGCGGTCGCGTATGCTTGATATCAAATACAAGTCAAATGCAGGGACTGTCATCCCGCTCAATTCTGGTGTATATGTCGGCAAGCCGAACGATCTCTTTAGCCGCGAATGGGACTACAAAATCGGGTATCGCGCACTGGCCACGGCCTCGCGCGGTGCCCGCAAAGTCTCGTTCAATGCGTTTTTCGCAGATATGGCGCAGGCTGACGATTTCCGCCGATGCGCCGACTCCGACATGCAGAAGGGCACACCGGGCACTATCTACGTCGATGGTTGGTTTCAGCGCTGTTTTGTCGTGGCTTCTGATGTCGACGGCATCGGTAGTAATTTCTTCGCGACGAAGCTAACAATGATTCTGCTTGACGGTGTATGGCTCAGGGGTACGACGACGGCGTTCGTGCCAGTGCGTGCCTCGGATGATTACGAATTCCTCGACTTGCCGCACGATTTGCCGTACGACCTCGGCGTGACGGCGCCGCGACAATATGCGATCAATCCGGGGTATTCAAACAGCCCCGCGAAGCTCATCGTGTATGGGCCAGCGGTCAACCCTTCCGTACGTCTGGCCGGTAACCTGTACCAAGTTGACGTGACGGTGCCAGATGGCGGCTACATGGACATAGACCCGTTGCGCCGAACAGTCACCGTGGTCGCCGCTGATGGCACCACGATAGATGCTTTCAGCAAGGCGCATCGAGGCAGCGGTGCGGGGTCTGGTGAGTACATCTTCGAGCGCGTACCCGCTGGCACGTCTGAAATCTCGTGGGACAACTCTTTCGGTTTCGACCTCACTTTATATGAAGAGGAGGGCGAGCCTTCATGGTCTTAGTAATATATGATTCAACACTCGGAGATATCCGAGAAATTGAAGACTTCGAGCTCGATCTCGCATTCGGCAGCGATGAGAACGCGCTGAAACTCGAGGCGCGTGCTGATGAGGCACCTGTCGAGGGTCAACTCGTGTTCATCGACGGTACGGAGTACGGCGGCATTATCGACCAAGTAAGTTACGATGCTGGCAGGGAGGCCACGGGGTCAATCCTGTGCAGGGGCCGTACATGGCATGGCATCCTTGCGGGCAAGCGTTTGCTCCCCGATTCTGGAAGTGGATACCTCTCCGTCAGTGGCAAGGCGGGCGATGCGCTCGCGTCGCTCATCGAGCGCATGGGGCTTTCTGGGCTGTTCTCCGTCGCTTCCGACGACACGTCGGTGAGTTACGCCTTCGATCGATTCGTGGACGGCTACAGCGGCCTGAAAGCCATGGCGAAGGCCAATGGCCGCAAGGTCGTCATGCGCCGCAAGGGTGGCAAGGTGGAAATCTCTCTGCCGCCCGCGGTAGACTATGCGAACAAGGTCGATTCCGACCTTTTGGACTTCACACTGACCTCGGTTCACCGCTGCGTGAACCACCTGGTCTGTGCTGGCACGGGTGAGCTCGAGAACCGCGCTGTTGTTCATTTCTACGCGGACGCGGCCGGCAACGTCAGCCACACTCAGAGCCTGTTTGGAGTCGACGAGATATGCGCGCTCTACGACTACAGCAACGCCGACGAGGCGAAACTCGAGGAGGAGGGCGGCAAGAAGCTCAGGGAGTACCAGACCCAAGGCAGCGTCGAGGTCGATGTGCACGACGACATCGACGTCGATGTCGGCGACATCATCTCGGCGCGCGATAACGTACATGGTAAGACCGTCAGCGCGACCGTGGTGAAGAAGATCGTGCAGGTCTCACGCGGCGTGGCAACATATAGGTATGAGGTCGGCAGCGAGACCACGACGAAGAACTCATCCAGCGCGATCGCCGATGGAGGTGGCGGGCACGCGTACCTTGCCGGAAAGGGCCTGAAGCTCGAGAACTACACATTCAGTGCAGAGGTCGACGCGGAATCGCTCAAGGCCGTTGAGGCCAAGGCCGACAAGGCCGTAACGGACGCCTCGAATTCGCTCCAGACGTGGGCACGGGCGGATATCGCCATGGGTAAGGTGTCTACGCTCGCAGAGGGTGCGGACGCCACCGCGTCGCTATCCGGCGAGGGGCTCGTCAAGACGCTCTCGCTCGGTATCCCACGCGGCGCCACTGGTATCCAAGGCCCTAAGGGCGAGACAGGTGCGACTGGTGAGCGCGGTTCCCAAGGCCCGCAGGGTCCGAAAGGCGACACAGGCCCGCAAGGGCCGACTGGCCCGCAAGGCCCTAAAGGTACTACTGGACCGCAGGGCCCTAAGGGCGAAACCGGTGAGCAAGGCCCGCAGGGCGTGCAGGGAAAGCAAGGCCCACAGGGTATCCAAGGCGAGACCGGCCCGCGTGGTCTGCAAGGTGTCCAAGGTGTCCAAGGCCCTAAGGGCGACACAGGCGAGGGTTTTTCCATCTCGAAGGTATACGCCAGCTACGGCGCAATGCAGGCGGGATGGAAGACGGACGATGTGAAGGTCGGCGGTTTCGTTGTGATCAGCTCGAATGTCGAGGACCCGCATAATGCTGAGCTGTACGTGAAGACGTCCAATGGCTATTCGCTCATAGCAGACATGAGTGGCGCGACCGGCGTAAAGGGCGCACAAGGCCCGACAGGTGCACAGGGCCCTATCGGCGCGACCGGTGTGAAGGGTGCTACCGGCCAGCAAGGACCGACAGGCGCCACTGGTGCCACTGGCGCGCAAGGGCCAAAGGGAGACACAGGAGCTACTGGTGCGACCGGCGCGAAGGGTGCTACCGGTGCGACGGGCCCGCAGGGCGTCAAGGGCGAGCAAGGCGAACGAGGGCCTCAGGGCATCCAAGGGCCGAAGGGTGAGAAGGGCGACCGCGGCGACTCCGGCGTTACCGTCCCGCTGTCGGGGTTCTTCTCTCTCACGGTCGATTCCGATGGCAACCTCTGGTCGCACGTGGCAGACGGGGCGGCGGCACCGCCACTCTCATACGATTCAACCACTGGCGAGCTTTACTACGAGATAGGTGAGTGATCATGGCGAGATACCTTGTAGGTAACATCAAGGGCCCCAAGGGCGACACCGGTGCTACCGGGCCGCAGGGAGCCACGGGTGCGCGAGGTGCCACCGGCCCAACAGGCCCGCAAGGACCGAAAGGCGCCACTGGTGACACCGGCCCGCAAGGACCGACGGGAAAGCAAGGGCCGACCGGTCCCACTGGCCCAGCTGGCTCGCAGGGGCCTCAGGGTATCCAGGGTCCGAAAGGCGACACAGGCCCGCAAGGGCCGACTGGCCCGCAGGGGCCAAGCGGCGGCGAGATCAAGGACACGAGGAACGACAACCAGCCGCCGAGCTGGTATATGAAGAACCACCCGCATGAGACCGTGGTCGAGTTCAAGACGGCGAAAGCCATCGGGCTTTCGGCCAGCGAAACCTTCGCGACCCTCGTCACCTTCGTGCAATGGAACGACTATGCCGGCGGGTACCCGAAGCAGGTCGCTATGAGCGGCGCAAACATATGGTGGCGGCGCGGCGGGTCGAACTCTTCGTGGACGGCGTGGCAGCAAATCCTCGATACCCTCGACCCGAACACGACGTGGATCATGGTCCATCGTGTCGGCGAGTACTTGGAGACGGACGGCTCGTTTGACCCGAACCACATCGGCGGCACATGGGTGCGGGTACCGAGCATCGGGCCGCACACATGGCTGAGAACAAAGTAAAGGAGAGAACATGGCAAAGACAGAGAACTTCACCCACTACATCTGTGACCGATGTGGCGCGGATGCGTACCTCCAGCAAGGCGTTGCTGCGGCGGGGGACTGGCGCGAGGTCGAGCGCTTCGACCAGTACGGCAGCAGGGCCACGCGCTTGCTGTGCAAGGGGTGCACGGACGAGTACAAGAAGCTCGCCGCCAAGCACGACGGCGAGTTCCAGCAGTTCATGAGTAACGCGAAGGAGTAGCGACATGGCATTTGAAATCGTGGACGGCATGACGGGGACCAAGCACATCAGCTCGGACGACCTGTCGGCATTGAATATCGCTACCATCGGCAAGGCGGATTGCGTGCTTGAGTACGGCGACAATTTTAAGCTCACAATGGCGAGCGCGAACAACGCGACGCTCGGTACAGGCGTCGGCATGGTTGGCGGCAAGCGCTTTTGGAACCAGGCTGCGACCTCTTTGACCGTTCAGTCCGGCACACAGGGCCAGAAACGTAACGACTTGGTCGTTGCGCGCTATGCTAAGACCAACGCCGGTATCGAGAGCATCACGCCCGTGGTCATCAAGGGCACGCCCAGCACGGGGACCGCTGCAGACCCCGCGACGACATCTAACGACCTCAAGCTCTGGCGCATCCCGCTGAATGGCATCAGTGTCGGCACGCCTGTGGCACTCTTTGACCCAGTGGCCTCGCTCAAGTCCGTCGGGGAATCAGTATTTCAGGACTCGTTCTATTGGCTTTATTCCGATAAGAACTACGGTGAGGTAGTGTTCTACGCCAGAGGCGGCATAGCGACACTCACGGTCATTGACATCACCCAAATAGACCCTGGGACACCATGGAAGATTCCGAATGTCATTCCGTACAAATTCCGACCGGAATTCAATTTTTATGGCACGCTCTCGCATAAACAGAGCAATAACATTGGACAGATGTGGATCCCCGGCAAATATGCCGACGATACGCATATATACGTCTACGCAGGCGTATCCACTCATTCAAGGACAAATGCGCTCAACGGTAGCGCCACATGGATCTACGCCGAGCCGACTAATCGTGAGCCCAACGAGTAATCCATATCTACGATCGAGTCCAAGGTCTTTAACAACATGATCGTTGAGGGCTTCGCACAGGGGCAGCGCAGTCATCGTTCTCGTTTAAGAGGTATTTGATGTTTAACTATATAACCACAACTGTTGTGACCACGATTATGGGTACAATAATCGGTTGGTTGTTAAATGCGATCAAAACCAACACTAGGCAATTGTATAACATGTCACGTCGTGAACACGAAGAACGCGTACAAAATCGCGCTATGCTCGGTGAGCTACTGTTTTACCGGCTCGAAGATCTACACCGACGATTTGTCATAGAAGGCCATCCATGCTCGGCTGCTGAAAAACAGCAAGTAGATGACGTGTATCATCATTATCATGATGAATTGGGGTTAAACGGACCCGGTACACATATGTATAATGAAATCATGGAAGCACACCAAGATTAAAGGGGAAATTATGCAGTACATCATCCCGGACAAGGTATATAACATCCTCAAGTGGGCAGGCCTCATTGCATTCCCAGCGGTCGCAACGTTTGTCGGTACCGTCGGCACGGCATGCGGCTGGGAGTTTACCAGCATCGCCGTGACAGTCATCACTGCGACCGGTACCCTCGTAGGTTCACTCATCGGTGTGTCCCACGCCACTGCGAAGGCTTCGAATGAGTAACAACGGTAATACTATTGGAAAGGGTGAGTAATTTGGGTATCGAGGCAAATATGCGCGTTGCTAGATATCTATCTAAGCCTCACCTTGCTCGACGATTGGCATTAGGTGCAAGTACGGTCGCTATCGCGCTTGCACTCGCAGTACCGACGACGAGTTATGCCTACGAGCGTATCACTAATTACGTCAGCAATGGACACGGGTCGCTGTCACCGCAGTACCTCGTGATCCACGAGACGGCTAACCCGGGCGCGAGTGCGTGGAATCACGTGCTTTTGTGGTCGCGTGACGATACCTACGCAGTGCATGATGTCATGGAGCTAGACGGCTCTAAAGTGTACGATACCGTACCGCAGAACCGCCTGTGCTGGCACGTCGGCAATGGCAATTGGTGTACGATCGGCATCGAGCTCGCACACGCAACAAATGCCACCGACTTCGCCAAGCAATGGACTGAAGCCGTGAAGTGGGCAGGCGATACGCTCCGTGCACATGGTTGGGACACCAGCCGCCTGCTCAGCCATTACGAAGCCGCACGTACCTGGGGCGGGTCTGACCACACTGACCCAATCGGTTATTTCCGTCAGTATGGCAAGACTTGGAGCGATTTCAAGCGCGATGTCGCCGCCTATATGGGTAGTGGCTATATCGCACCGATCGCACCTACGGACGGCAACGGAGGTACGTACCAGCCTTCCATTTCCGCAACACGCACTAAGTTCCCGAAGTCCACCGGCAAGAGCGTAAATATCCACTATGCCCTCCATAACCGTTATAGCACATGGAACAGCGCCGTCACTAATTTCAACGATTCCAACAGCGAAGGCTTCGCAGGCGTTCCCTACGGCTCCCACGACATGCTCATCGCATGGGTCGATAGTGGCACATTGCGCTACCGCGTCCACACCAAGGAAAGCGGCTGGCTTGACTGGGTGCAGGCCGCTAATTACAACGATTCTGTAAATGGCATGGCTGGCATTTGGGGCCAGACGATTGACGGTGTGCAGATGTATTACATCACGCCAAATGGTGACTATAAACAGGTCTACTATCGTTCTCAGGATGTCGCCCACGCTGGCTACTGGGACGAGGTCTGCGACGACGGCTCCACCTACGGTGGCGATGATTATGCCGGTATATATGGTTACGCACTCGACCGTCTCCAGTGTTATGTTTCGGACGGCACTCGTCGTTAATGATTGGAGAAAGCATGATGTTCGGTAACTACAACGCATATCAACCTATCGGCGCACCGCAGCAATTTGCAATGGACAAGATGCAGCAGTTTCAGCAACGTGCTCAAATGCAGCAGAACATGTAGCTAATCCGTGTCACTGGTATAGACGGGGCCAAGGCATACCAAATGCCTCCCAACTCCGTCGTGCCCCTGTTCGACGCAGACAACGACATCATGTATGTTAAAAGCACGGATGGTGCCGGTTTCCCAACCATCCGTGCTTTTGCATTTCAACCGGTTGAAGACAAGCCAGAGCCGGCGCATATACCGTCACGCTGTTCAAAGACGGCGTCGCCGTACCCGGCGCCACGCAGACTGTCACCGCGGCAGCCGCGGGCACTGTGTCGGTCAATATCCCGGCAATCGTGCGTAACCGGTGCTGCGACAGCACCTCGACGCTTACGCTCGTGATCACCACTGCGACCGTTCCGGCGACTGTCACGATCGACAATACCGCGGTCGTCGTCACGAAGATCTAATGACAGAATAGGAGTTCTGGCGCAGTATCTCGACCAGGGCCGAAGAAAGGGATGCCTCGGCGGCATCCCTTTCGCAAAGTATGGACAAACTGAGAGGGGTAAAGATACCTGTAATTGATGTGTTCGCAAAGGTATCTGACCACCTAATCGACGGCATGATGATGCACGAGCAGATGGCAGATTACTACAATTTCCTCGGTTTGGAAGGTTTCAAACGCCTACATGAGTACCATTTTATCTGTGAGACGATTTCCATGCGTCGCATCCACCACTATTTCATCGACCACTGCAACCAGCTTTTGCCGGTGGCGAATACAAAGCATATTGATGTCATCCCTGTCGAGTGGTCGAATTTCACACGACAAGCTGTAGAATCGGAAACGAAGTCCAAGGCTGTCGAGGCAGGTATGCGTGAGTGGTGTGAGTGGGAGCGTGAAACGAAGGAGCTCTATACGAAGTCGGCCAAAGACCTCTATGATGCAGGGGACGTCGCCGCGGCAGGCGTGATCTACGAGCTCGTGCGGGATGTCGACGACGAATGCGAGTATGCTGACCGCTTGGCGCTCAAATTGAATGCCGTCGATTACGACATGCAAGTCATCGTGCCTATGCGGCACGAGCTGCACGAGAAATATAAGAAGAAGCTACATGACATTGGGGAGAAACTCAGTTAGTGGTGAATGGAAATGGTGTCGATTGAGACCATCGAAGAGGAGATCCTCGACCTGGAGAAGCGTGACACGTCTTATGCCGTATGTGAGAGGCTCGCATGGTTGTACATCGTCCGCGACCACCTCAAAAAGCCTACCGTAGACGCCACGGCGACAGAACCACGCATTACCGACTAACTCACTGGTTCTGAGTTTCTGAAGGCTGCGTCCAGTGTAGACTATGCGGCACTCATGGGAATACTCGACAAACACATGGAATGCATAAAAGCCGTGTGCCCTAAAGAGTATAGCGTCGTCATGTCACAGATCTACGCATTACGGTAGTTATCACCTGTCAAACAGTGTCAAACACCTGTCACACTCCGAAAAGGGCCAGTGTGACAGGTATTTGCATTTCTACGTCGCGTTTCTCATCACCTGTCAAGCTGTCAAACAACAAGGGGCCCCTATATTATATATTTTTATCTATATATCTAATAAGCATATATATAGATATAAAAGTCAAATTATCTAAGGATAGGGGAGAAAACAGTGTGACAGTGTGACAGGCGGTGAGAAATGCGATGTAGTGATGCAACTTACTGTCAAACAGGCCTAAAATCAGCCGTTTGACAGGTGTTTGACAGTGTGACAGGTGTTTCAAAAAAGTTATAAATCCTCGAATAAATCGAAAGAAAGCGTAGTATAATAAGGTTCGCCGATCGAAGGAGGTGAAAGATGAAAAGCCTATATGAAACGATCCGCGAGTTCGGCGATACACAAAACGAGCTCGCACGAATGCTCGGCATCACTAAATCCACGTTGTCGTGGAAGATCAACGGCAAAGCCGAGTTCAAGCAGTCGGAGATCAAGGCTATCGCCGACCGGTACGACTTGACGGGCGAGGAAATCAAGTCGATGTTCTTCGCGTAATGGGCCTGTTCGCTTACCAGCAGGCGGCACTTGACCGCGTCAAAGGTAAACGCAATTGCGCGTTCTACCACGACATGGGCCTAGGCAAGACGTTCACCGGCGCCGAGAAATTGATGTCGGACAAGTGTTGGCATTTGGCCTTGGTCGTATGCCAGAAGTCTAAAGTGGCAGATTGGATCGATCACTTTGCGAGTCATTACGACATTCCAGTCCTCGATTTGACCACGCCAAACGGTATGAAAAACTTCGAGTTATCGATGAGCTACCCAGACCTGCCGGATGCCGTCGGCGTGATCAATTACGACCTGTTGTGGAGACGCCCTAACCTTCAGGCATTGAAGTGTTTCGCGGTAATGTTCGACGAGTCGTCGCTACTGCAGAACAAGTCGTCGAAGCGTACGAAGGCCGCGATGAAGCTAGCCGATAAGGCAAATGAGCTCATCTTGCTGTCGGGCACACCAGTCGATGGCAAATACGAACGGCTGTGGACACAACTACAAATGCTCGGCTGGCGTATCGACGAGAAACTGTTTTGGCGGCAATATGTCGAATCGGAGACGACGATGCGCGAGGGTTTCCCGATTACGAAGGTGACGGGTTACAAGAACGAGGAGAGGCTGGTGCACAAGATGAAGGAGCTCGGTTGTGATTTCCTCAAGACCGACGACGTCATCGACCTGCCAGACCAACGTTTCATCCGTATCGACGTGCCGATGAGCGAGTATTACCGTAAGTTCGCCAAGACGAATGTCATCACTGCTTTCGGCCGCGATTTCGTCGGCGACACGGTGTTCGGCGACCTCACCGCCAAGCGCCAACTGGCCGCCGCGTATTCACGTGCCAAACTCGAGGCGTTCGGCGATTTGCTGGACGGCACGAGTAAACGGCTCGTCGTGTTCTACAATTTCGACGTCGAGCTCGAAGGGCTCACGGCCGAGTTGGAGAAGAGGTACAGGTCGTATGGCGTGCTCAACGGCAAGGCGCATGACCTGTCGCCGTTGTTCGATACCGACGACGGGGTCGCGCTCATCCAGTACCAGTCTGGTGCCATGGGCGTGAACCTGCAGCAAGCAGACACGTGCATCTATTTCTCGCCGCCTCTGGCGTCATCGCTCTTCGAGCAGTCGAAGAAGCGTATCCACCGCGTCGGCCAAGACAAGCCGTGTACATATTACGAGCTTGTATCGAAAGGCACGGTCGAAGAGAAGATCTACGACACATTGGCGATGCGGCGTGACTACACCGAGAAGCTGTTCGCGATGGGAGGTGACTAATTGGCAGGGGAAAAGAACTTCGAAAACCGTTTGAAACGGTGGCTCGAGTCGCAAGGCGTATGGCATGTCAAGTTTTTCGCCAACCGCAACACACGTGCGGGTGTGCCGGACATCTTGGCGTGCATCAACGGCCGTTTCGTCGGCATCGAGCTCAAAGGCCCAAACGGCAAGCCGTCGCCGCTGCAGGTCTATCACTGTGGGAAGATAACGGAGAGCGGAGGTATAGCCGTCATCGTCTGGCCGGATGATTTCGCCCAGTTTAAACGGCTTGTATATCGCCTTAAGGAGAAAGGAGGAAATTGTGACGTTCAAGACCTCATATTCGAAGGTCGGTACCTTCACCCAGTGCCCGCGTAAGTTCGAGCTCAATTATGTCGACGGCCTTAAGGTGCCGTTTAACTGTGATGCTGCGAACCCACTTGTGATCGGCACGATGCTGCATGAGTGCATCGAAGTCGGTGTCGACGAGGCCATCGCGAACTACAAAGCAGCGTACCCCGTCATGACTGATTTTATGGTCAACGAGCTCATGAAGATTCGCGTACTCGGTCAACGTGCACGTGAGCTCGCATGGGGTATGTTGGACGACGATACCGACCCGGTGTTTGAGGTGAAGGTCGAGGACGACAGCGGTTTCGTCGGGTTTATCGATATGCTCATCCCGCGTGGCAAGGGCCTGTGGACGATGCTTGATTTCAAGTATTCGAACAATTTTGATAGGTACCTCGAAAGCGGGCAGCTCAGCGTCTACAAATATTTCTACGAGAAGACGCACCCCGGTGAGATCATCCAAGACATGGCATTCCTGATTGTGCCGAAGACGATGATCAGGCAGAAGAAGACCGAAGACCTCTATCAATTCCGCGAGCGCCTCGCCGCCACGTTGGAAGACATGTGGCCTGCGTTGTACCGCGTCGAGTATGACCCTGAGAAAGTCGCCGACTTCGCAGTCGGCACTTGCACGATGGCGAATGCCATCGAATTCCCAAAACATGAGTCGCGCCTATGCGACTGGTGTGATTACAAAGATTTCTGTATAGGAGGAAATGATATGCTTATCCTGCCCAAGAACGAACGCCGCCCAGAGGCCGTCATCACCGAACCCGATATGTGGATCTACGCCGACAGTTACGTCGGCAAGTCGACGTTTGTCGACCACTTCGACGACGTTCTATTCATCAACACCGACGGCAACACCCAGAATATCACGAGCCCATTTATCCAGATTGCCGATGAGCTCGTGACAGAAGGCCGTATGAGCCACAAAGTGCTCGCTTGGTCGAAGTTCCGTGAGGTCATCGACGAGTTGGAGAAGCATGACAACAGCTTCCACGTCATTGCGCTCGACTTGGTCGAAGACCTCTACGAGCACTGCCGATTCTATGTGTTCAACCAGCTCGGCATCAAGCATGAGAGCGACGGCGGCTACGGCAAGGGTTGGGACATGGTGCGCACTGAGTTCCTCAGCCAGATGAAGCGCCTCAAGTCCCTCGGCTACCGCATTATCTATATCTCCAAGGAGCTCGTCACTGAGATTACGTACGCCAACGGCATGAAGGTCTCGACATTCAAGCCGAACCTGCCGGACAAGGTCGCGAATGCGCTCGCCGGTACCGTGACCATGACGCTCCGCGCCTATATGGACGAGCGTGGCCATTTCCTCCAGCTCCGCAAGAACGAGAACGTCTTCGGTGGCGGCCGTATCGATTTCAAACGCGACCGTTGCGACCTCACTGTCGAGGCGTTCAATGCCGCACTGCTCGAGGCACAGGGAACGAAAGCCGAGGCCGAGAAGTCGAAGGCACGCAAGAAGGCAGAGCCTAAGCCTGAGGTTGAGGCTGAGACTGAGACCGAGGTCATCGAGGAGCCTGATGCCGCGGAGGAGAAGCCGAAGCGTCGTGTACGTAAGGCCGAGCCTGCCGTCGAAGAGGAGCCGCCGTTCGACACCGAGGAAGCCGCAGAGCCCGAGGCTGTCGAGGAGAAGCCGAAGCGCCGCACCCGCAAGCGTCGCGTCGTCGAAGAGTAATTTGATATTTGAAAGGATACATCATGGATTTCAGCAAGTTCGATAAGATGGTCGATATTGACGGCCTCAAGAAGGACATCGCCGATGCCGAGGCAAACGGTGGCGGTGCCGATTTCAAGGACGTGCCGCACGGCAGCTATGAGGTCGCGATCGACAAGCTCGAGCTCACCGAGACTAAGAAGACCGGCAAGCCGATGGCGTCGTGCTGGATGAAGATCGTGAGCGACGGCGAATTCAAGGGCCAGCGCATTTTTATGAATCAGGTCATCACGCAGGGCTTCCAGATCCACATCATGAATGCTTTCCTCCGTTCGCTGCTGCCCGAGGGTTCCGACATCGATGTCGAGTTCACCGGTTACGCAGAGTACAACGACTTGCTGCTCGATATTGCCGAGTATGTCGACGGCAAATTCGAGTACGGCTTGGAGTACGGCGAGAACAACAAGGGCTTTGACACTTTCCAGATCACTGATATTTTCGAGCTTGACTAGGTGCGGCGATGCTCAATTTCTACGACTTCGAAGTTTTCAAACATGACTGGATGGTCGTAGTCATCAACCCCGTCACTCACGATGAGCGCGTCATCATCAACGATGCCGACGCGCTCACCGCGCTCTACGAAGGGCGCAAACGTGAGATCTGGGTGGGTTATAACAACCTCCATTACGACCAGTTCATTTTCAAAGGCATCTTGTGCGGCTTCGACCCGAAGGCGATCAATGATTTCATCATCGCAGAAGGTCACAAGGGCTGGCAGTATTCGAGTTTGTTGCGCAAGGTTTACATGGTTAACTACGATGTATTCCACCCACGCACTGATAGGGGCCTCAAGACTCATGAGGCATATCTCGGCAACGACATCTGCGAGACGACGGTGCCGTTCGACATCGACCGTAAATTGACTGAGGCCGAGATCGCCGAGACCGTGAAATACTGCCGCCACGATGTCGAGCAGACCATCGAGGTATTCATGCAACGCAAAAGCGAGTTCGACGCCCGCATGGACCTGCTCAAAATGTTCGATTTACCATTGGTGTACCTCGGCAAGACCGATGCGCAGCTCACGGCGATCATCTTGGGTGCCGAGCGGCCTGCACGTCCACGCGACGACGAGTTCGACATCGTGCCGCTGCCGTGCCTCGACCTCGGGCCGTATGATTTCATTCGTTCGTGGTACCTCGACCCGGCGAATCAAGATTACTCCGCGACGCTCGATTTCGACATTGCCGGTTGCCCACACAAGTGTGCATGGGGAGGCTTGCACGGCGCGATTGCCCAGTACGCCGGCGAGGGTTATTTCATTAATGTCGACGTCGAGAGTTATTACCCGGCCGAGATGATTGCGCACGAACTGCTGTCGCGTAATGTGCAAGACCCGTCGAAATTCAAGGGAATTCGAGACCACCGCATCGAATTGAAGCACGCGAAGGACCCACGTCAGAAGGCATTGAAACTCGTCGTCAACGGCACCTACGGCGCCAGCAAAGACAAGTTCAATGCACTCTATGACCCGCGACAGGCCAACATGGTTTGTGTCAACGGCCAGCTCATGCTCATCGACCTCATGCACAAGCTCGTTCGCGATGTAGGTGCCGAGATCATCCAGAGCAATACCGACGGCGTGCTCGTCCGCATGCCTGACGGTTTCGACGGCGGGCCTGATGCATTTTACGACCGCGTCGACGACGTGGCGTACGAGTGGGAGCACCGCACCGGCATGGGCCTAGAATTCGATGAGTTCACCCGAGTCTACCAGAAAGACGTCAACAACTACGTCCTCGTGGCGGCAGACGGGTCGATGAAGACGAAGGGTGCCTATGTCAAGAAGCTCGGGCCGCTCGACTACGACCTCGCTGTCGTCAACAAAGCGCTCGTCGAATTCATGGTGCATGGCGTGCCCGTCGAAGACACTATTGCGGCCGACGATGATCTGATCGATTACCAGCGTGTGGTGAAGGTGTCTGACAAATACAAGTACGGCGTGCACGGGCACGAGCGGCTCACCGACAGGTGTTTCCGCGTGTTCGCATCCACACGTGCGTCGGACGGCATGATTGCTCGTGTCAAGGCCGGCAAGGCCAAGCCGGAGAAGTTCGGCAACACTAGCGAGCATTCGTTTATCGACAACGGCGATGTGCACGGCAAGAAGTGCCCGGGCTATTTGGATAAGAGTTGGTATATCCAACTCGCGAAAACGCGCCTAGCGCAGTTTGGGGTGATGTGATGGATCGTCTATTTATCGGATACGTAAAGCTCAACGGCAAGAAGTGTGCGCAGAAGCTGAAGGACGGCCGGTACCTCACATTGGCCCAGGCACGCAAGCTCGACGGCTACGGCGGTGTGTTGGCGCCTGAGACGATTTTCGTCGATGTCGACGATATGGCGCAAAGCGAGAAGCTGATGGACATCATCGAGGCCGAGCAGGTCGCATGCAAGGTCGTCGCGACGACTCGCGGTAAGCATTTCTATTTCGTCGGCTACCCCCGCGGCATGAAATGCAAGACGCATGCACGCCTAGCCGTCGGTATCGATGCCGACATCAAAGTCGGGTCGAAAGCCACATACGGCAGTTTGAAAGTCGACGGCCATGAGCGCGACGTGATCTATGACATCGAGCCGGACGAAAGTTATGACGAGTTGCCGTGCTGGCTCAGGCCCGTGCAGTACACACCAGAGTTTGGCGAGATGGAAGAGGGCGACGGCCGCAACCAAGCGTTATTCAACTACATCTTGACGCTGCAGTCGGAGGGTTTCACGAAAGACGAGGCGCGCGAGACACTGGACATCATCAACCGGTATATGTTCGAAAAGCCCATGGAGCAGCAAGAGCTGAGCGTCGTCTACCGCGACGACGCCTTCGCCGAAGACGTTTTCTTCCACAAAGGAACGTTCCTATTCGACAAGTTCGCCGAGTACCTCAAGAACGAGCACCGCATCATCAAGATCGGCCATCAGCTCCACGTATACCGCGACGGCGTCTATGTGTCTGGCAATCTGCTCATCGAGAACGCGATGATCCAACATTTGCCTATGCTGTCAAAGGCCAAGCGTACCGAGGTGCTCAACTACCTCGATGTGCTTATCCAAGACGACGCACCGGCAGCCGATGCCGATTACATCGCTTTTGCCAACGGCGTGTATGACCTCAAGACGGGTGAGCTCATGCCATTCTCACCGGAGTTCGTGATCACGAACCGCATCCCGTGGGAGTACAACCCGACGATTTGGTCGGAGTTCACCGATAAGACACTTCGCCGCCTCGCCTGCGGTGACGACGGAATCTATTCATTGTTGGAGGAAGTCATCGGCTACCTGTTCTATCGACGCAATGAGCTCCGTAAGAGTTTCATCTTGGTAGGCGACAAGGCCAACGGCAAGTCGACCTATCTCGATATGCTCAAGACGCTGCTCGGTGACAGCAATACGTCGGCCCTCGACCTGGCCGAGCTCGGTGAGAGGTTCAAGACAGCTGAGCTGTTCGGCAAGCTGGCCAACATCGGCGACGACATCGGCGACGAATTCATCGCAAACCCCGCGATTTTCAAGAAGCTCGTAAGCGGTGACCGTGTCAACGCCGAGCGGAAGGGTCAAGACCCGTTCGATTTCTCGAGCTATGCCAAACTACTGTTTTCGGCGAATTCGATGCCGCGTATCCGCGATAAGACGGGCGCCGTGCTCGACCGCATTGTGCTCGTGCCTTTCAAGGCGACGTTTTCGAAAGACGACCCAGACTTCGACCCGTACATCAAGTACAAGCTCCACTCGCCCGAAGTCATGAGCCACTTGATCAATATCGGCCTTAAAGGGCTCGAGCGTGTGTTGGCCAACCGTGCATTTACGATGCCCGAAGTCGTCGTCAAGGAGATCGAGGGCTACCACGTCGCCAACAACCCCGTCCTCGGTTATTTCGAAGACACGCCCGTCGACGAGGTGGTGAACGAGTCGACTGCGCTGGTATACGACTATTACATGGCCTGGGCTATCAGGAACAACCTGAAGCCACTCGGCCAAAATGAGTTCACCCGCCAGGCTAACAAACATTATGGGCTGGCGAGCAAGACCTGCCGTGTCAACGGCAAACGCGTACGTATTTTCGTAAAGGAGTAAATCATGCCCATCATCATCGAAGGACCTGACGGCGCCGGCAAGTCCACGCTCGCGAAATCATTGGCCGGAGCACTCGACATGAACATTTTGAAAATGACCGCCAACGGTGGCCAGTCGGTGCCGGAGTATCTGCAGAAGCTCGCATGCGACGGTGTCATCATCGATCGTTGCTGGGTGTCGGAGCAAATATATTCCGACATGTTCGGGCGCGAGCCGCGTGTCGATAACGACGACGCAGAGGCATTGACTGAGTTGTGCGAGCACATGGGTATTCCGATCATCGTGCTTTTGCCACCGCTCCACGTCGTCATCAGCCGCCTGAACGAACGCGGTGACGAGCACGCCGATGTCGTATGCCCGAACATCGTCGAGATCTACAAGCGTTACCGGGAATGGGCTGAAGAGCATGACAACGCGATTGTGCTCGAAGACAACAACCCGGCGACCGCCATGGTGGAGGTGCTCAAATGCATGTTGTAGGTAAGTCGATGAACGACATCTACCGCCAACTCTGCGGCAAAATATCGGTACAGGGCCATGAGGTGGCAGGTACCAAGGAAATGCTCAACAGCGGTTTCACGCTGCTCGACATCACCGACAATATCGCGACGGCCCGCACCGGTTATTCGCTCTCATACATGTTGGGTGAGCTCGCATGGTATTTCACCGGCCGCGACGATGTCGAATTCATCTCGAAGTTCTCGTCGTTTTGGGAGCATATCAGCGACGACGGCGTGACTAATCAGTCTGCGTACGGTGCCATCGTTTTTAACCGCTACGGCTTCGACCAGGTCGCACAGGTCATCGACACGCTCAAGCGCGACCCGTATTCACGACGCGCGGTCATCAATTTCAATGTGCCTAACCCAGAGCGTTTCGAGACGAAAGACGAGATCTGCACCATCGCGCTCGTGTTCGAGCTCCGCGGGGGCAAGCTCGATTGCACCGGCATCATGCGCTCCAACGATGTATGGCTCGGCACGCCTTATGATGTCGTGTTCTTCACGGAGCTGCAGAAGCACATCGCGAACGAGCTCGGCGTCGGCTACGGCAAGTATACACATTTCACGGTGTCGCTCCACGCATATGAGAAGGACATCGACCGCGTCCGCGAAGTTTGGTGCTGCAAGCAGGCTGCACCGCACCTCAAGTTCGACATCGAGAAGTTTTTGGCCCATATCTCGGAGATCGAACACATCGCCATGTCGTCCGACGAGCCGAAGCACGACATCGCTGTATATTGTTTCGATAACGACATCGTCACGGAGGTAAACAATGAAGATTAAGATCAACCGTATCGCAGAGGGAGCCGAAATCAAGCTCCCGGTACGTGCACATTACAACGACGCCGGCGCCGACGTCTACACCACTTTCGGCGAGACCCTGAAGCCGCACGAGACCCGCCGCATCCCGCTGGGCTTCTCGCTCGAGCTGCCCGACGACGTCATGGCGTGCGTGTTCCCCCGATCTAGCATGAGCCTCGAAGGCCTCGTCTGCGAGCTGCCGCCGATCGACTCCGGCTATACCGGCGAGGTGCACGCGATCGTCACCAACTTGACGGACAAGCTCAAAAAGGTACCGGGCGGCACACGCATCGGCCAGCTCGTCGTCATGCCCATCGTGTTGGCCGACTTCGTCGAGCAGTTGGGCGAGGAGAGGGGCGACGGTGCTTTCGGATCGACCGGCGAGGCCTAGTAAGGCCGAGTATTACCTCGATATCGCGCTTGCGGTGGCGGCCAGGTCGACGTGCCTGCGCCGCCGCTACGGCGCCGTGATTGTGGCCAACGACGAGATCATCGCGACTGGCTACAACGGTGCCGCCCGCGGAGATGTCAACTGCATCGACGCAGGCATATGCCATCGCTGCGGGCACGGGCATAACGACGGCGATTATGGCTCATGCCCGGCGGTACACGCCGAGATGAACGCCATGTTGTCGGCTTCGCGCTCTGAGATGATCGGCGCGACATTGTACTTGGCTGGTATCGACCTCGAGACAGGCGGGCGCATCCCGCCTGATGAGATCTCACCGTGCCCAGTGTGCATGCGCATGATCGGTAACGCCGGCGTCGACGTCGTCACAAGTGCATAGAAATAGAAGAACGCCCCAGACGCTCAATTGCATCTGGGGCGTTCTCCCCACAAAGGAGGAAGGTGCGGTGGCCCAAAACCGCACCTCCTATTTTATCACACGTAATGCTATTAGGCGTTGACCCACTTGAGGGCGTTCTCGATGCAAAGCTGCTTGTTCACATTCTCGAACTCTTTACGGCAGATCAGTTTCCACGCGCCACGATTGGTGGCCTTGAAGCGGCAGTAGTGCACGCAGTTGTCGTCGAGGACGATCTTCACGCGGCGGCCGCAACCGATGATCTCGTATGCCTCATTGAACGGCTGCTTGAAAGCGACACGCTCGAGCTTGACGGCATCATCGAAAGTCTTGGTCATGGTGTTTCCCTTCCTCGTGGTTGACAAGATTATATTACCTGAAAGTACACAGCTATTTTCAAATAAATCAAAAAAGTTTTCGATAAATTTGAAAATAGATATGTACATACGCGTCCCGCGGTGGGATAATGACCTTGTCAACCAGAAGGAGGAGCAAAATGAAGCCCGTTAAGATCACCAAGCAAGACCAGTTCGGTTACGAACGCACGTTCGTTATCCGCCGCGACGAGACTTGCGGCAAGATGTTCCTCGCCGAGATCGACCCAGATTTCGGCTTCGAGTCGTTCCGCGGCGTATACGGCTCCATGGATGCGGCACTCGACCGCATCGAACTGCCCATCGGCTAACTGAAAGGAAACATCATGGCTAAAGAGTTCTACACCGTCGAGGTCATTTCGCATCTTGAGAACGAGACGGGCGAATACGATTACGTGCCCACTTTTGAAGTTCGTATCGATAAAGGCGGCAAAGAGAAGTCATCGACGGCACGCCGTTTGTGCCTAGAACAGCCCGCGATCACAATTATCGAGGATATAGAAGCCATCAGCGCGTTTAGCTGCCCGTATATTTCAGATTTCGTCGACATCTCGTACATCGTCAATTTATGCCGGCTCGATATGCTCGACGCATACCGCATCCTCAGGCAGCTCGACGATTCCGGCTTCGTAGTTTTCGAAGTCACCGTGGCATACCTGCTCACCCAGTCCATCATTTAATACCACCAACACAAGGAGAAAGGAAACACCATGGCAGAGGTAACGTTCACTGAGAAAGAGCTCGGTTTCATCAACGAATGCGCGATCGACAAAAAGGGCGTGCTGGTCGAGATGCCGGCGAACCCGTTCCCGTCGCTCTACCGCAAGGGCGTCATCGCCAAGAAGGGCGACGACCTCACAGTCACGAAGGACTTCCGCGAAATGTTCTGCCTCGACGGCCAGGTCGTGCATATCGACCTCACCAAGGCCGAGGGCGAGCCTGAGGATAACGACAAGAAATTCAAGTACGGCGAGACGGGCGACGTGATCATCGAAGACGCGCCTGTGGACTACGCTGGTTTCCGCCAGGCGATCGCCGCCAACCTCCGTGACCGCCGCACGAAGGGCATTGACGAGTTTCAGCTGATCGACAAGGCCGTGCAGGTGTATGACGCCGCACGCGAGGTCAGGGCTGCCAACGGTGACGAGGGCACCCGCTCTGAGCGCACGACAGTCGGCAGCCGTAAGCACTGGCGTTACGATTTGGCCGATACCGTGTCGGCATACTTCGGCGTCGGCATGGAAGTCGACAAGCGTGAGATCGTATTCACCGGCGACCTGTACATGGTCGGTGCGGCTGAGCTCACGTTCGAGTACCTATTTAAGATCGGCAACCGCCGTGCGCAGCGTTGCTACGATGAGCGCCTGTTCGCCGGTGAGCCCACGGTCGGCGTGTATGCCGAGAAAGCCGCGGAGTTCATGGCCGAAGTAGAAAAGCGCCTGCAGCATGAGGGCGCCGACATCGAGGTCGACGGTGAGGTCGTCGGCGAGATTGTCGTCGACCTCGACCACATTGAGGAGATCACTGATGAAATGGATTAAGTTCGCGAGGCCTGTCGATTGCCCGACATGTGGTGCTACCCCGAGCCGCCAGAAGTGGAAGCCGCGCAAACAGGTGGATACCGACGAGATGGTCGCGATAAGCGAAGTCAACCCAGTCGATGCCGTGCGTTGTCCTAAGTGCGACCTCGTCTTCAGTGCCGTGCATTACGAGCACGACGATTGCCATATTACGAGTTGGACCGAGTTCGAGACGATCCCACGGTATTGCCCGTGGTGTGGAGAGGACTTGACGGACAAATGATCACCGACACGAAAGAGATAGCCAAGCGCCTTCGCACCGAAGCCGATTACTGGCGCGACTACAATGAGAACGACACCATTTTCAATATGTCGAATTACCATTTCACTGAAAGCGTGCTCATTGCTTTCGGTATGGACGACATGGATATATACGCAGATATGCCCGTCTGCGAGCTGTTCGATAAATTGGCAGATCTCATCGATCCGCAATCGAGTTAAAGCATTTTGAAAATACTTTCAATTTATCGAAATATCGATGTACTGAAAGTAGTATAATGACCCTGTCAACCAGAAGGAGGAACAAATGCCCGAGTATATCGTTTTCGTCATGCCGCCGAGTGATGAGGATGCCGAGCCGTTCGACATCCCGGAATGGGAGTTTGACGCGGCCATGGCCACCGCGGAGCGTTACCGCGAGCGTGGTTGGAAGGCATGCATCATCGATTACTGCACACCGTTCGTGCCGTGGCGTGCTGGGCGCCTAGACGGCCCCGATATTCGTGTCATGGCACGAACGTGCGACGAGGCATGCATCCGCGCACGCGCTATCAGCTACGATTGCACCAGTTTCCAGAGGGAGGACTAACCATGCGCGATTTCGTCTACACCGCATTGACGGTCGTGGGGATTGTGGCCACGGCCGTCGCCGCGGCATATGCGTTCGCAGACAGGGGCTATTTCGCCGTAGGCGGCGAGTATGCGTTCCTGGCCCTACCACTGCTCGGCATGTGTGTCGAGTACATGGTCAAAGACCGATGAGGAGGGAGCCATCATGCAGATCGGCGATGTGAAGCCGTTCAAATATGTCTACGCAGACGATCGGCAGCAATTCACGAGGCCGCTCGAGGAGGCGGCGGAATTCTTCGTCGCGTGGCATTTCTGGATACAGCGCCGTGACAACCAGAGGTATTCGGCGAAGGCGCGCGACAAGATGCTCGACAAGGCCGCAGATGTGATCCAAGCAGTCGTCAACTGCGTCGCATCGGTTGGCATCGACGACATGTCGGAGCTGATGAGGCGTTGCGAGAAGCGCAACACGAAAAGGGGTAGGTATTGATGCAGGTCGAAGTGGTCGTAACCATGGAGCGGAGGCCGGTCATCGTGCACGGTCATCGCGGCCGCCTGATCGGGTGGTTCCAACGAGGCGGTTTCCTCGGGAACAACCAGAAGCCCGTCGGGCTCGTCGAGTTCGCAGACGGCACTATCGGCGAGTATGATGCGAAGGAGGTGCGTTATGTTGACCACATATAACTGTGTGCATTATGACAGGGACATCATGCGCTCGTGTATCTACGGGCTCGCAGTCGGTGACGCCCTCGGCGTGCCATATGAGTCCTGCGAGCGCGGTACGTTCGAATGCACTGGCATGGTGGGTGGCGGCACGCATGGGCAATTAGCCGGCACTTGGTCCGACGACACGTCGATGGCCTTGTGCATATGCTCGAGCATCAAGCGGCTTGCGTATATCGATGTGGCAGACATCGCCTACAGATTTCGTCAATGGCTGGAGCACGGTGACTACACATGTGATGGGCGCGTGTTCGATGTCGGTGTGACATGCAAGAGGGCGATCTCGACCGGTGTACCCGGGAAGTCATATGACGAGTGCGGCAACGGCTCGCTCATGAGGACGGCGCCGCTCGCCATGTTCGACTACCTCGATTTCGTCAAAGTACGCGACGTGTCTGCAATCACACATGCCCACCCAGTGGCGGAATGGTCCTGCGTCACGCTATGCGACATGTTGTGGACTATCCGCAATTCCGGCGCACCGGCGAAGGTCGATTTCTGGCACAGGTACGGGCACATCGTGTCGAGGCCGGTCGAGGCTGTCAAAAGCGATGGCTACTGCGAGCACACGCTCGAGGCCGCGCTCTGGTGTTTCGTGAACACGGGCTCATATGCAGACTGCGTGCTCGCCGCCGTCAACTTGGGCGGCGACACAGATACGACTGCGGCCGTGGCCGGTGCGCTCGCAGGCGTGTATTACGGTTTCGAGGCAATCCCGCCGAAGTGGGTCGGCCAGCTGCGTGGCAAGACGGTAATCGATCAATGCATTTAGGAAGGTGACAGACGATGATCGACGGGTATCTGTTGAACATGCGTGTGTTCGACAAGGTGAACGACGATAAGCACCAGGCACTCAAGCCGCTCGAGGAGGCAGCCGAGATCTTCGGTGCGTGGCAGGCGCGCTACAATATGCGCTTTGCCTCGCGGGATGCGTGTGGGGCGTTTCGCAGGGATCTTATCGACGAATGCGTGGACACCGTGCAAGCGGCGGCAAATATGCTGGCTGCCGTCGGCGCAACACAAGGTGAGGTCGACGCCGCCATCAAGCGTATGGACGAGCGCAACGGGGACCGAGGCAGGCTCTGAGAAATGGAGGAAGAAATGGCTGTCGAACTGCCCAAAGACGCGGAGGGCCGTGAGATTCCGCTTGATACCGAGATTCTGTACGACGAAAACGGGAACGAGTACGAAGTTTACTATTACAAATACTCAGTGCGTCGAACCATCCCGCGGCGTAAGTGGCAGGTGGTGATAATGGACTACATTGTACACGATGTCTCAGATCTCTACCTCACCCCACCAGATAGCTGGGAGAAGCTAGACGAAGACCTGCAAGCAGTCGAGGTTTGTGGAGATTACCCTGAACTCGAAGACCCGGTGTGCGCATACGCACACAATGTCGGTAAGAAGTGTGCCGAATGCAAACTCTACGCGGGGGATTGCACTGTCAATATGTGCAAGGACATCGTGTCCCGTATCCACAGGCTGAGGTGTGAAGGCAGATGACGACCATGAAGCC